CCGACAATGGACAGATTCAAAAGTGGCTGCGCACCTGGCGGGCGCTGCCCACGGGTCAGAACAACTTGAAGCGCACGGCCCACCACAGCCTGCAATTAGACTGTGAGACAGGCGTAGGGTTAAATACTGGCCAAGGCTCATACCCCGAAGCCATGCTGCGTTGGTCAGATGACGGCGGGCACACTTGGTCAAATGAGCATTGGTCGCCGCTTGGCAGAATCGGTGCGTATGGCCACCGGACGTTTTGGAGGCGGCTGGGCATGACGCTTAAGCTGCGGGATCGCGTCTATGAGCTATCCATGACTGACCCGGTCAAAGTGGCCATCATGGGGGCCGAATTGATTATCAGCCCGACCAATGCCTAGCCCAAACGCAAACCCGACGCCCATCACGCCCCCCAGGGTGCCGTTGATTGACCCACGCACCGGGTTGATTGACCGAGCGTGGTACTTGTTCTTTTTGTCGCTCAATGAAGTTGCCACGGGGGTTATTGACGATTCGGGGCTTACGTTTAGTTCCGAGTCGCTGCTTGCGTCCTATGACGCCGCGCTTCGTGCGGTCAATCAAGAATTGCAGACGTTGCCGCCTGCAATTGATTATTCTGAAGATATCCTCAAGATCAGGCATGAAGGCGATTTACAGCCGTCGGCTGAAGTGGGCGAGTTGCAAGCGCTGATCAACCAAGTGCGTCAGCAACTTGAAACGCTGCCACGTCAAGATTTAGGCACGCTGTCGGCAGTTAACATTGATTGGGTTCCTTACCTTGGCTTTGACACCGCGCCACCTTGGATCGGCACGACTGCGGGCCAATTCTGGTTTGATTCGGCTACGGGCTCATTCAACGCCAAGATGGGCAACAACAACATCACTCAGCAAGTGGGCGAAGAAATTTTTGTTTACGGCAAAGCGTCTGCCGCTGTTACCGATTCACCCTTGCAAATTATCTATCACACAGGCGTTGTAGGGGCCAGCGGCGTTATTACGTTTGCGCCCACGATTGCGGGGATTACAGACGCCAATGCAATTGTCGGCGTAGCTACTGAATCCTTGGCTCTTAATGATTTTGGGCGGGCTACTGTTTTTGGAACAGTGCGCGGCATTACAACCAACGGCACTGCTTTTGGTGAAGTTTGGGCTGATGACGACCCAATTTGGTACAACCCAGTAACAGGCAACCCGACCAAAGTTGAGCCTGTTGCCCCTAACATTAAGATACAAGTTGGGTATGTAATTAAAGCGGGGGCAGGCGGTTCTGGGTCTTTTCACGTTGAAATCATCCGAGGCTCAAAACTTGGCGGCACTGACTCAAATGTTGAGTTTGGCACGTTGGCCAACGGCGACTTGATTCAGTACAGCACTTCATTGGGCTATTGGACAAACGTCACGCCAGCGTCTGTGTTGGCGGCGGCGTCAGGAGCGCCGGTCACCAAAACCGCCAACTTTACGGTTGCCAACGGTGAAACTTGGTTTATCAACAATAAGACCGGGTCAACTTGCACCGTGACTTTGCCCGCCGCATCGTCATGGACTGGCCGCACCTTGACTTTTAAGAACATGCAAGCGCAGACTTTGGTGTCTGCGTCAAGCAACGTTGTGCCCATTGACAGCACGTCTGCTGGCACAGCAATCCTCTTGGCAGTTGCAGGCAATTGGGCGACAATGGTGTCTGACGGCACCAATTGGGTCATCATGCAACAAGCCGCTAATAACTGCCTCTTATTGGAGTAAACCATGACAGTCACCGTCAAAGTCCTTGTACCCGCCAAGAACGTTGAGAACAGCCAGACCACCCAGTACACCGCTACTGGCGTCACGGCCATCATCGATAAATTCACCGCAACCAACTACAGCGGCAGCGCTGCGACCATCAGCGTCAACTTGGTCACTGCGGCTGGGTCTGCCGGCAACGCCAACTTGATCACCAAGACCAAAACGCTCCAAGCATCTGAGGTCTATACTTTCCCCGAGTTGGTGGGCCAAGTGCTGGGCATAGGCGACTTCATCAGCACCATTGCAGGCACTGCCACAGCTATCAACATGCGCGTCAGTGGCCGTGAGGTGACATGAACGAGATCGCCAATTCTTCCGATAAAGTCAGGTTTCGACAAGACATTCTTGTCGTGCAAGATGGCTTGCAAAAACTCATCGCGCAGGGCGCGCTGGAGTCTACGCTGGAAGACTGCACGTTGAAGCACTATTTTTCACCCAAAGATGAAAAATACGGCTGCTGCACATACGCGCGCGAGATGATGATTCCCAAAGGCACATTGATCATTGGCAAAATTCACCGGCATCAACACCTAAACTTTATTTCCAAGGGTAAAGTTGTAGTGTTTACCGAGTTTGGCGAAAAGCATTTGGAAGCGCCTTGCACGTTTATTTCCGAAGTTGGGCTTAAACGCGCGGTCTACGCCGAAGAGGACACGCTTTGGACTACGGTTCACATGACTGAGTTTGAGTCTGAGGCTGAACTAGATAAAATCGAACAAGAAGTTATTGCACCATCGTATGACGAAATGGGCTTGATTGCATCTGTTGACGCATTGCCGGAATTAACGGCGCAAGGAGAAACACTATGACATGGGGAATGGTTGCCGTAGGCGGCGCGCTGGCATACAGCGCATACACAGGTAAACAAGCGGCCAGTCAAGCTGCGGACGCGCAAGTGCGGGGAACAGAGCAAGCCTCTGCTGCTCAACAAGACATTTTTAACAAACAAGTTGAACTTCAAGCGCCGTTTCGCGAAGCGGGGTTGACGGGTCAAAATAGGCTGATGGATTTGCTAGGCTTGAGCGGGCGCACGGGCGCGCAAGGCTATGGCAGCGCGGCAAAACCCTTTGGCGAAGCTGAGTTTAGAACCGACCCAGGATATGCGTTCCGATTGTCAGAAGGCCAAAAGGCGCTGGATCGAAGTGCGGCAGCGCGGGGCGGTTTGATCTCTGGCGGGGCCATGAAAGCTGCGCAACGATATGGTCAAGATGTAGCAAGCCAAGAGTACGGAAATGCTTTTAACCGGTATCAAGCTGAACGCGCAGCGTTAATTAACCCGCTTCAAAGTTTAGCTGGCCAAGCGCAAAGTTCTGCCAATACATTGACTGGCGCGGCGGGCAATCTAGGTGCTCAATTAGGCGAAAATATTTTGGGCGGCGCAAATGCGCGGGCGTCTGGGTATCTGGGCGAATCAAATGCGTTGACTAGCGCAATAGGTTCGGGGATAAACTTCTACGGTGGCCAGCAGTATCTTAACCGCCTACCTATTCGTTCATAAGGACAGATCATGCCGATCAACCCAAACATTGCGATGAGCGGTCGCCCTCTTCAGCTTGACAACCCTTTGGCTCAATACGCGCAATTCTCGCAGATTCAAAACGCGCAAAAGCAAAATGAATTGGCAGCGTTGCAAGTAGAAGCCGCAAAACGCGGGGCTGAAGAAGAGGTTGCGGTTAAAAACTTTTTTGCCTCAAACCCCGATTTAGCATCGCCAGAAGCGCGAAATAAACTGACGGGGTTTGGCAAAACCGGGTTGGCGTATTCCAAACTGTTGTCGGAACAGGAGACCGCAAACCTAACGCGCGACGAATTGCGGCAAAAAATCTACAAACAAAAACGTGATTTTGGTACGCAAGCGCTGCGGGATTTGTCGCTAAACCCTTCGGATGAAAACATCATTGCGTTTGGCCAAGATGCAGTTATCCAGAAGCTGATGACGCCCGAAGAATCTGCGGCTAAAACCAAGCAATTGTTAAGTATGCCCGTGCCCGAGCGCCAAGCCTATATGGCCGCGCAAGGCGCTCAGTCCAAAGAGTTGATGGCCTTGTTTGAGTCTAAGCCTGTCGAGCGATCTGACGGCCAACGCAAATGGCTTGAAGAAAGCAACCCACGCCTACCAAGTTTTGGCCAAGTCGTGCGCGCGCCTATCCAAATGCAAGCCACGCCAAGCGACGTTCTTAGCGCTACAACTGCAAGACGGGGCCAAGACATTACCTTGCGGGGCCAAGACCTTGTTAATGCGCGCGCAATGGAAAATCTTAAGATACAACAAGAAGACCAACGCCGCGCGGCAGACCCCGTGTTCCAAACGCAAATAGCGCAGGCTAAGGCGACGGGCGCGGCAATATCCAAAGATCAAGCCCTTGCGCAACAAGTGTTACCAAAGGTTTTAGACACTGCTGAAACCACATTGAACTTGATTGACTCCTTAGTTGGTAAGCAAGAGGTGCGCGACAAAACCGGTAACGTTATCGCGGCAGGCACTAAACCACACCCCGGCTTTGAAACCGCTGTTGGCGCTAGTTGGCTGCCTGGCGCTCGCTTTGTCCCGGGAACCCCCGCGTCTGATTTTCAATCACGTTTTGACCAAGTCAAAGGCGGCGCGTTTTTGCAAGCGTTTGAAACGCTTAAGGGCGGCGGTTCTATCACCAACATTGAAGGTGAAAAAGGTACCGCAGCGCTTAACCGCATGGGCTTGGCCCAAAGCGAAAAAGAGTTTGTTACTGCAGCTCGCGAATTCCAAGACATTGTGCGCAAAGGCGTAGAACGCGCTAAGACGCGGGTTGGTGGGGGCGTATCGACCGTAGGCAAAGATAATACGGTTGATACATCTAACCCTTTGTTAAAACCATAAAGGATTGATATGGCCGATCTAGCGTCAATTCTTGCCGACCCTAATTTTGTCAACGCCAATCCTGCTACTAAGCAGGCTATTTTTGACAAATGGGCACCGCAAGACCCTAACTTTGCAAATGCTAACCTTGCAACGCAATCAGCCATTAAACAAAAATTTGGCCTTACTGCTATTGCGCTTGAAATGCCTAAGCCCGCAGAAGGTATGCCGGCTGCGCGGCAAGAGCCGACTACATACGAAAAAGTTCGTGGATTTGTTGCTCCTACTGTTGAAGCATTGGGCGCGGCTGGCGGCGCGGCGTTAGGTACGCCGTTGGGCCCGTTAGGTATTGTGGGCGGCGCAGGCTTGGGCTACGGCATGGCCAAAGAAGCGCTTAACTTGGCCGACATATACATAGGCGGCAAAGCACCACGCACCGGAGCTGAAGCGGTTGTAGAGCCGGTTAGGAATGTTCTTGAAGGCGCAACGTATGAGGCCGGCGGGCGCGTTGCGGGGAATTTGATTTCGGCAGGCGTAGGTAAAGTTGCTGATTTGCGCCAGTTGGCGCAGCAGAAAGCAGCCAAGCTGGCGCAAGCCGCCATAGGCAATGACTTACCCCAAGTAGTCAATGCATTGCGAACGGCGTCGCCAACAAGTAGCGTCGCTGAGTTGACCGCTAAAATTGAAAACCCCACTTGGCAAGCGTTGATTCAAGATGCACTGCAAAAAGACCCGCAGTTCTTGCGCAAAATGCGTTTGATGGGCGAAGCGGAATCCACCAATGTGTTAGCGCAGTTGGCCGGTGGCACGACCGCTACGGCGACCAGAGGCACCACAGAAGCTGCCAAGAATGCGCTTACCACAATTACCGGCCCAGCCCGTGAAGCGGCGTTGGCGCGCGGAAACCTAGGTAAAACAGTAGCCGCGTATGAAACTGAAGCTGAACGATTGGCGCGCGCTGCGGCAGATAAAGTTGAAGAAGTACGGTTTCTTGAGCGGGCTAAAGGCGTGGCCGAGCAGGCCGCAGGCCGCGTGCCGGTTCGTGCGCCCAGCGGCGAGCGCATTGGCCAACCCCTTATGCCTGGACGATACAGCTATCCCGCTGACTTGGCCAAGCAGGCAGAAAATTGGTCTTCTCAAGCGGCTACTGGTTCGCTTGATCTGGGCCAAGGCGCGCGCTTTGCGCAAGGCGCTGCGGACGCCATGCGGGCGGTTGGAATTAAACCGCTAGAAGCAAAGCCATTGATTAAACAAATCACCGCCGTGTTGTCTGACCCTAAATCGGGTATCCCCGGCAACGACGTGCTTGAAGGTGCGGTTAAAAATGTGGCGAATGACATCACCAAGTGGACTAACAGCGCCGGCATAGTTGACATGTACGCGCTAGAAGCAATCCGCAAAAATTCGGTTAACGCAGCCATTCAGCAACTGCGCCCTGGCGCAGACGCTACAACTCAGCGTAATTTGGCGGCGAGTGTTTTGGCCAAGATTCGCCCCTTAATTGACGACGCTATTGAGTCGTCAGGCGGCGTGGGGTGGAAACAATACAACGCTGACTACACCAAAGGCATGCAAAGAATCGCCGAGAAAAAATTGGCCGGTGAAGCGCTTCAAATGTGGAAGACCAACAAAGACGCATTTGTGCGCTTGGTGCAAAACGAATCGCCTGAAACAGTTGAAAAAATCCTTGGCAAAGGAAATTACAACATCGCTACTGAAGTGGCCGATAGCACGTTAAAACTGCTAGAAATGCAAGCGCAAAAACATCTGACGCAAATGTCGGTAAAAGAACAAGCCACTGAAGGTCAAAAGGCGTTGACGCAATTGGTTTCCCAACAGACGTCAAACTTCAGATTTCCCTCTTGGCTTAATTTCTGGACTACGGCGGGCAATCAAGCCATCAGCGAGTTGGAAAAGAAAATTGGCGCTAAGAGCATGAAGGTGCTGACCGAAGCTGCCAAAAACCCTCAAACCATGGCCGACTTGTTGGAAAGATTGCCCGGCGCGGAACGTAATCGTGTTGCGCAATTGTTGTCCAACCCTCAAGGGTTGACGCAGAAACTGACTGCACCTGCGGCCATTGGCGTTACCAATGCTTTGGCCTCTGACAACCAAAACGCATTAAACGAACCATTTCGCGTAGAAATTCGCGGTATCGGATCAACTGGACGATGATGGATTACCAAGTACTTTTCAACATCGCCGTGGCCATCGCCGGGTTTTTCGGCGGGTGGACGCTCAACCGCATCTACATCGCCATCGACCGGCTGGATAGCGACGTGCGCAGCATGCCCCACGACTACGTGAGCCGCGACGACTACAAGGCCGACATCCGCGAGATGCGCGACTTGCTGGGCAAGATTTTCGACAAGCTCGACAACAAAGCCGACAAATGATCGACCTCACCAAAGCCATTGGAGCAGTTGCCGCAAGCGTTGCCGCACTGGGCGGCAGTTACACGCTGGCCGACAAGTTTGGTTGGTTCGACCGCACAATCATTGAATGGTCACCAGAGCATTTCAAAATCGTGGCAGAAGCTGGGCAACCCATCAACGTCACCGTTGCGCGGATCAAGAAGCGCGATGACTGTTCTGTTGAAAGTTTTACGCCAAGCATTCGGGACGCAGCGGGCATGGTGCATGAAGCAACCACCACCGCAAGCCGATTCAGCGGCCCAGCAGGCCCAGAGATTGACACGTTTACGTACCAGTTGACAATGGTACGAAAAGAAAAGATTGCTGAAGGCAAGGCCACCTTGCTGGCGACCATCAAATACAAATGCCCTGAAGGGGAGCGCGTTGTGCAGTACCCGCGCCACCCCAATTTAAGTTTCGACCTGAAAGGTTAAACATGCTAACCCTGTTCTCCAGCCTAATCAGCTTCCTGATGGGCGGCCTGCCCAAAATCCTTGAGCTATTCCAAGACCGCGCCGATAAGAAGCATGAGCTTGCCTTGGCCGCCATGCAAACCGAGCGCGAGCTGACCCTCAAGAAAGCTGGCCTGGAAGCACAAGAGCGCATCGAGCACATCCAGACCGAACAGATTCAGATCAACGCCGAGGTCACCAACAACCAGACGGCCATGCAGGAGCGCCAGGCGCTCTATGCGCACGATATTGCGCTGGGCCAAGGCGCGGCTCAATGGGTGACCAACATGCGCGCTGCGACCCGCTCAGTGATTACCTATGGCATGTTTGCCATGTTCATGTTTGTTGAAATCTTTGGCTTTTATTACGCATGGCACACAGACGTCGCCTTTGATGTGGCGCTCAATCACCTGTGGGACGATGAAACCCAGATCATCTGGGCGTGTATCGTGAGCTTCTGGTTTGGCGGGCAGGCGTTCAAAAAATGAACGTCAGCGCTGATGCGATCAAGATGATCCAGCACCATGAGGGCATCAGGTACAAGGCGTATCGGTGCCCAGCACAGCTTTGGACAATAGGAGTCGGACATGTACTTTACCCTGATCAAGCAAAAATTCCAATGGATCAAAGAGGCGCTTACCCGCTTCGGCCAAAAGACAATCGCACGTTTTCAAAAGACGAAGTAGATGGAATTCTCAGAAACGATCTCCAGCGCTTTGAGCGCGGTGTGGGCCAACTCATTCCTGTCAGACTTACCCAAGGCCAATTCGATGCTTGCGTCAGCTTTGCTTTTAACGTTGGTTTGGGAACGCTACAGCGCAGCACCTTCCGTCAGAAGGTTATTCGCGGGGAAAAAGACGCGGCCATAGCGTCGCTGTTGCAGTATTGCAAAGCCGGCGGCAAGGTGCTCAGAGGTCTTGAGAACCGCCGCAAAGACGAAGCCGCGCTGTTCATGTCTTAAATTTCTTCCTAAAAAAATACTTGATTACCTCGTAGTCCACGCCAAAGCGCTTGGCAATTTCCTTCTTGGTGACGCCATCGTTCCACAGCGTTATGGCCCTGGACTCGCTGATGGGTGTGGGCTTGCGCCCGCTGCCTGGCCTGGCGCCGCCCTTAGTCTTCATTGAGCGCCATCCAGACCATCAGACAGATCACGCCAATGCCCACCGCGATGCCAAGGAATCCAACCGCAAATACGGCAAGTATGGTTTCGATCACATTACACCTCTCATTTCCCAGCCTGCAAGGAAATAGTTCCATCTGCCCTGCATAGCCGGATTGGTGTACTTGTCTCCATCCATTGCAAGATCAGATTCTGTATAGCCTTTAGAGGCCATCAGTGCGTGGAATACTTTTCGTGCTTTCATGTGTTCTCCTTTAATTGATAATCTTTAAAAACAGACCCTTTGCTTGCATCGCCTTTCCAGCACTCTTTGACCCATCCTTTTGCGCCCGATTTATAGGTGCGCCAATGCCCTCTGACTTGATGCCTTCTTGGACTTGCGTGTGTGCCACCTTGGGGGTCGTTCTTAACTTTTGGCGGCTCAATCTCAATCGTGTGCCAATCAAATGTCAATGCTGATTTGCCTTTTGCCTGCCGCTTTTGATTTAGAAATGTGCGCTTTGGTGTTGCCCTATAACCTTGCGCTTGTGCATTGATTTTGACCAACACAGCAAGCACCATACGATGTACAGGCTTTACATCATCAATCGTTATTTCTTTGTCTTTTTGGTAAATCTTAAACCCGTCATCAGTTGCCATGTAAGCATAAGGCGGGAAGTATTTTCCATGCCACATTGAACAGCCTCCAACGGTCACAGAACCTTCGCCCTTAAGCAACCATAGGGCAAAATCTTTCCCCGCTGTATCAAGGCCAACAATCCCCGTTCTTTTGGATGGAAGGTGCATTAAGAAATCTGCTGGCACTTTCATTTCAAGAGTGCTTTGCATTTGACCAACATCAAACCAAAGTGCGGTTTCTGGTTCTGGCGCAAATCTGACAGCTTTTTGCACAAGCGGTGTCATGCGTTCTTCTCCATAAGTTTTGCTTGCACTGCTAACGCAAATTCTTCATCTCCGGTATAGGCTAAGTTACAAAGGTAATCAAGGTCTTGCTCAGTCAGCCCCACCCATGTGCGCTGTGCTGGCTGCTCTGTGCGCTGTGGTGGGCTTCTGTGGCTTATTGGCTCTCCATCTTCATCAAAATACACTTCACGCAAACTCCATTTGCCAATCACCGGCTCCTGATCTGGCTGTGCTTTGCATTGGTCACAATCGTGATTCACACAACCAATCTTTGGCTCTTGCTCAATCTCTTGCCCAAGCCTCTGCACTTCGCTCATGGCATGGTCTGCCAATGCTTGTTTGATTTCAATTATGGTGTTCCACACCTTTTCTTCCGCGTAAAGCCTTTGCCCATTTCTTAACAATCGGAATGTTTCGCTTTGCACTTCCCTTAATGTTGACAGCGCCAGCTTCATGGCCTTTAGTTGTTGTAGTGTCATGCTTGTCTCCTTGCTCGGATGGCGGCGGCGCAGTCACTGCGATCAGCATTGGGCAACAGTTCTTCAACTGCTCTTTCACACGCCTCACGCTCTGCGGCAACTGCTTCGTCAATCGCCATTTGCATCATGCCCCACAGGTCTGTGGCAAATTTATTGGGTGTAATTGGTTTGTTCATTTGATCAACTCCCGGTATGCGTTGATGGCGGTTTTCAAATCGTTTTGCAACTGCTGAATGCGGTCGTCTTGCTCTTGCATCTTGGCGTAAGCCTCTGCGGCAAATTTGGCCAAGTTCTCTTGGCTCCATGTGTCAAATGCTGGCATGGCTTACCTCACTCGGCGCAGTGGCTTGGGTTCGATAAACTTCTCCGGCGGGGGCGTGGGCAGGCTCGCGCTGGGCGGTACCCAGCCTTGCTTGCGCCAAGTTTCTTGCACGTCAGCGCCGGTTGTCCACTTGTAGCGCGGGTGATCGACGTTAATCCAAGGTTTGGTGATCTTGGTGCCGGGTGGGGGTGTCCAATTGCTCATGGTCGTCTTGCCTCCTGTAGGATTTCAATACGCTCGCGGGATGCCCGCAAGGCCGTGTAGCGCTGGTGCAGCCGCTCCAGCACAGACACTCGTTTGCCTGACTCGCGTTCATGGGTCAGCATCTCAAGCACCTTGGCTTCGTCCAGGGTCTTGAGTTCAGCGTTCAGTTTTCGCCAGGTGATTTCCAATTTTTGTCTCCAGTTTATATATCAAGTCAAGTGTGCGTCGTAACGTCCGCGCGGCAGCGTTGAAGTCCTTGCGGTGAATTTTCAGTATGGATCGCGCCGCTTTGAGTTGCGCCTTCCACAGGTCTAGTCTGGTCATTTAAGTTCCTCCATTGCAATATCCGACACCGCCCGCTTGTCATGCAAGGCGGCAAAAATTTTCTCGTCAACCGTTTTGTTGGTGATCATCACGTAGCACCACACAGCGTGTGCTTGGCCTGAGCGGTGCAAACGACCAATGGTCTGTTCGTACAACTCCAGACTCCACGGCAGGGACAGAAACACCATGTGACACCCGCCGTGCTGGAGGTTGAGCCCGTGCCCGGCTGACTTTGGATGGACGGCCAGTAGCCTGACTTGTCCAGCATTCCATCGCTCAATGGCTCGGTCGTCGTCAAGAGTCGTGGGGTTGAACCGGCGCTTGAGTTCGGCAAGCTCTTCTTGGTACTGGTAAACAATGATGGTATTTGCGTGCTGGTTCTCATCGAGCAACTCCTCCAAGCGATCAAATTTGTGTGGGCTAAACCACACCGGCGTCTGTGTGACAATGAATTTGCCGGGTACGTCAGACGCCGTCTTTCGCGTGTCGTACACGAACCCACTGGCCATTTGTTGCAGCTTGCCGGTCACCACGCCGCCGTTGGCCGCAATCGCCTTAGCGTCAGGGAACTTCACCACGAAGTCGGCCTTCATCTTTTCATACGGCTTGCGGTCAATCAAGTCGCAGCGCACCTCGACAACGTGCAGCGGGGGCAGCTTGTCCTTGTACTCGCCTGGCTCCAATACAAACGTCGCCGGCTTGATCTTGTCCATGACTTTGGCCAGCGAACCAACCCGTGGCGCCCACTCGCCAAACTCCTTGTTGATCAGCACGAAGTACTGCTGCATGAACGCGCCCTTGGAGCGGCCCAGCAGGCTTAGGTCAATGATCTTGCACTGGCCGAAGACGTCTTCCAGGCCGTTGCTGGTGAAGCTGCCGGTCAAGCCCCAGCGAATGGGCACGCTCTTGATGATTTTGTCGAACGCTTTGAAGCGCGCGCCTGATGGGTTCTTGAGTTTGGTCAGCTCATCAAACACCAGCCCGTCTACGGGCAGGCTGTCGCACACATCGGCCAACCATTGCAGGTTGTCGTAGTTGATGACGATGACGTTGGCGTCGCTGTTAAACGCATCGTTGCGCTGCTTGGGCGTGCCGACTGCAATGGCCAACTTCAAGTGCTTGCTCCACTTGAGCGCTTCGACGGGCCACACGTCGGTGCAGACGCGCTTGGGCGCCACCACCAACCAGCGCTTGACGTGGCCGTCTTTGATCATGGCGTCCATGGCCGTGAGCGTGATCGCTGTCTTGCCAGCACCCACAGGCGCCAGCACCATGGCGCGGTCGCTCTCGTACAAGAAGTCAGCGGCCTGCTCTTGATACGGTCGTAACGAAACCATCAATCTGCTCCTTAGTCCACAAACACGCATAGCGCTGGTTCAGTAGCGCCATGTCCGACATGAAAATCTTCTGCAACTCACTCAGCCTGCCGCCTTTTGTTTTCAACTCCACAAACCATGTCGTGCCATCAGGCAAACAAGCGATCCGGTCAGCCACACCGCGCCGCCCTGGCGAGGTGAACTTCCACGTCTTGCCACCCATGCGCTCCACAGTCCAGACAAAATATTTTTCGACTTCAGATTCTTTCATGTCAAAAAGTTTAGCACACTTTTATTTTTTGTGCTACAGTCAAGGCTCATTAACTAAAGGAGAGTCCACATGGAACTAAAAATCACCACCACCGAAGCAGAGAAAATTCTCTTGGAATGGGCGCAAGCCAGATTCCCAGATGCCTTCAACACCGTAGAAATCAAAACCTACAGCTACAGCGGCGAAATCAAATTCACTAAAGAGGAAACACCAGATGCAGCACAGTAACATCGTCGGCGGCTCGACCGCCAAGCGCGTCATCAACTGCCCAGGCTCTGTGGCCTTGGTGCAAAAAATGCCGCCCCAACCCAGCAACAAATACGCCGATGAGGGCACGCTCCTTCACAACGTCATCGCCGACATCGTGATGACCGACAACCCACCCGAGCACTACCTGGGCACCAAGTACGAAGACCAAGTGCTCACGCAAGAGTTGATCGACAACAAACTCAAGGTGGCGCTGGCCGCGCTTGATGAGATCGACCCAAATAAGGAGATGGAAATTGAAGCTGAAACTCGCGTTGGTTTTGGTGATTTGCTTCCTGGTGTGTTTGGGTCTACTGACCTTATCGGTCGGGTTGGCAATCGGGCTGTCGTACTTGATTGGAAGTTTGGCGACGGTGTTATGGTTGACGTAGAAGAGAACCCACAACTGATGTTCTACGCCGCTGCGTCCATGCGCACTGAAGCCGCCAAGTGGGCCTTTGATGGCGTTGATGAGATCGAATGCGTGATCGTGCAGCCGCCCCAAGTCAAGCGTTGGGTGACCACACCAAAGCGCATTGCTGAGTTTGAGTTGCAGTTGGTGCAGGCCGTCAAGCTGGCGCAAAAGCCAGACGCTGAGCTCAAGACCGGCGACCACTGCCGCTGGTGCGCAGCCAAGCCCATCTGCCCACAGATGACCGGCGCTGTTGACCGGGCCTTGAAGACGTCCATCGAGAGCCTGGACGCGCCCCAGATCAGCGCGTATCTGAAGAACGCCGATATGCTGGAGCAGTGGATCGCTGACCTGCGCGCGCTGGCCCTTCAGATGCTGGACAGCGGTGCTAAACTGCCCGATTACAAGTTGGTGGCCAAGCGTGCCATCCGCCAATGGACTGACGAAGACAAGGCCAAAGTCGCCCTGTTTGCGTTCGGTCTCACAGAATCTGAAGTGATGGAGACATCAATCATTTCACCGGCCAAGGCTGAGAAGGCGCTCAAAAAGCGCAAGCAAGCCCTGCCCGATGATCTGGTCGTCGCCGTCTCTTCGGGTACCACCATCGCGTCTGAGAGTGATCCCAGGCCGGCGGTGATTCAAATCGGGAAGCAACTCACTGCTGCCCTTTCTAAACTTCAATAAGGAACAGAAATGTCCAATTTAGTAGCGTTCTCTCAAGCGGGCTTGCCCGCAGTCTCCACCCTCTCAACCGCTTTGCGCGCGATCCAAGCAGACGTGGGCCCAGCCGGTACAGTCATCCTCAAAATGGACAAGACTGGTCATTGGGTTTTCGGTGCCGATCAGACCGAAGTGGAAGACGACTCCTCCTGGGCCATCAATCCTTTCAGCTTTGTCCACGGCTTCATCGCCTGGGGCGATGGTGAAGTGCTGGCCGAGAAGATGGCGTCGGTGTCCCAACCGCTGCCCGAGCTTGACGAAGCGCCCCCCGGCGCCAAAAAAGGCTGGGAGACACAAGTGGGCATGTCTTTGAAATGTATATCAGGAGAAGACAAGGGCATGGAAGCGCGGTACACCACCACGTCAGTGGGCGGTAAGCGCTCTGTGCAGACCTTGGCTGTGGCGTTGGCAGAGCAGGTTGAAAAAGACCAAGCAAAGCCGGTGGCAATTGTGAAACTCAAAAAGGATCACTACGCCCACAAGAGCTACGGCAAAATCTACACCCCGGTTTTCGAGGTGCAAGAGTGGGTCAGCATGGACGGCGAGCCTGAGGTTGCTGTTGAAGCGCCCGCGCCTGCCCCCGCTGGCCGTCGTCGTCGGTCTGCCTAAGTGAGATGGTGGGGCTTCGGCCCTGCCTTTTCCATGAAGATTTTAAATTTGTACGCCGGTATCGGCGGTAACCGTAGCCTATGGGGGGGGTGTGAAGTGACGGCAGTCGAATACTCACCCGAGATCGCCAAGGTCTACGCGCAGTTATACCCACAGGATACTGTTGTGGTCGGCGACGCAGTTGCGTATTTGGAAGCGCACTATGCGGAGTTTGACTTTATATGGGCCAGCCCGCCTTGCCCAAGCCATGGCCAGTACCGGCACAACGTCGGCGTGATCGGCAAAGGCTTTGCACCCATCATGCCTGACATGACGCTGTACGCGCAGATCGTGTTTTTGCAACACTACGCCAAGGGCAAATGGGTTGTCGAAAACGTCAAGCCATACTATGAGCCTCTGGTCAGGCCCACGTTTGAAATGCAACGCCATCTTTTCTGGTCAAACTTTGAAGTAGCGCCGCGCAGGTTTGATAAGGCTGACATCCGACACAAGAACAAGATTTCAGACTTTGACGGCCATGAGATAGTCGCCGCCAGCAAGATACCAAACAAAAGGCAAGCGCTGCGCAACTGCGTTGATGCTGAGTTGGGCTTGCATATTTTGACGGCGGCAACGGCATGACACTCTGGGTTGACTTTGAAACCCGTAGCGCCTGCGACCTAAAAGTTGCGGGCGTTTACAACTACGCTCAAGACCCATCGACTGACGTGCTGTGCATGTCGTGGGCTTTTGATGATGAAGACGTCCAAACATGGACGCCTGCCCAACCATTCCCCGAGCGCGTGCGCAACCATAAGGGTTTGATCTACGCCCACAACGCCGCTTTTGAGCGCTTAATTTTTTGGTACGTGTTGCAGATCAATTTCAAGCTGGAGCAGTTCGTCTGCACCGCCACCCAGGCTCGCGCCAACTGTGCGCCGGGCTCGCTTGAAGACGTGGGGCGCTTTGCTGGCGCGTCCATGAAGAAGGATCACCGGGGTTCGCAGTTGATCCGCTTGCTGTGCATCCCGCCATTTCGCAACGACCCCGAGCTCATGGCCGAGATGGTGGCCTATTGTGAGCAAGACGTCCGTGCCATGCGCTCGATCAGCAAGGCGCTTCGGCCATTGTCCGCAGATGAGCTGCTCGACTACCACGTCAACGAGCGCATCAACGACCGGGGCGTCTTGGTCGATGTACCCTTGTGCAAGGCCGCTATCAAGTACGCCAGCGATGAGTTGGTCGAGATTGAGCAGATCGTGGCCGAGGTCACCGAAGGCGCGATCACCAGCGTGCGCTCCCCCAAGATGCGCCAGTGGGTGATCGAGCGCGTGGGGCCGCAGGCTTTGAAGCTCATGGAGACCTACAAAGACGGCGAAATGAAGTATTCGATTGACAAGACTGTGCGGGCCAACCTGCTCGCGATGGAGAATCCAGATGAGGTACCGCCCGCTGTTGCCGAAGTCATTCAGTGCGCCGACGATCTCTGGGCGTCGTCAGTTGCGAAGTTCAGCCGCCTTGCAAGCCTGGCAGATGTCGAGGACAACCGAGTACGAGGCGCGTTTGTATTCGCAGGTGGCAGTGCCACAGGCCGAGCTTCAAGCTATGGAGCCCAGGTTCACAATTTCACTCGCAAGTGCGCCGAATCGCCCGAGGACGTTAGAACTGCAATGGTCAGAGGCCATTCAATTGTTCCTCGATTTGGAAAGCGCGTTACTGATGTCCTCAAGGGGATGCTCAGGCCCGCACTGAT